ATACTTAGGCGACAAAGGTGTAACCATACAAAGTAAAAGATTACTAGAAGAAATGAAAACATTTGTTTGGAAAAACGGTAGACCAGAAGCACAACAAGGTTACAATGATGATTTAGTAATGTCATTTGGAATTGCAATGTACATGAGAGATACAGCATTTAAATATAAACAACAGGGAGCCGATTTAACAAAAAGCATGTTAAATAATATAACAACAAACAAACCATCTCACATAGGTGCTTACAGACCAGTTAAAGACAAAAACCCATACAGAATAGACAACCCATATTCTGGTGGAGAAGAGGACATTAGCTGGCTTTTATAATATTTATACGATATACACACAATGGCAGATACTAGATTATTTTCAAGACTAAAAAGATTATTCGCAACAGATGTAGTAATCCGTAACCAAGGAGGCAATCAACTTAAGGTTGTAGATGTTAATAAAATTCAACAATCTGGAGAATATGAAAATAATTCCCTAGTAGACAGATTTAACAGAGTATATTCTACATCACCTACTTCATTATATGGTTATCAAAATAATTTTAACTACCAAACTTTAAGACCCCAACTATACTCAGAATATGATTCAATGGATACAGATGCTATTATAGCTTCTGCACTTGATATTATAGCAGATGAATCTACACTTAAAAATGATATGGGTGAAGTACTCCAGATTAGATCATCTGATGAAAATGTCCAAAAAATACTATATAATTTATTTTACGATGTATTAAACATAGAATTTAACCTATGGCCTTGGGTTAGAAATATGTGTAAATATGGAGATTTTTTCCTTAAACTAGAAATAGCAGAAAATTTTGGTGTATATAATGTTATACCTTACAATGCATTCCACATTGAAAGATTAGAAGGGCAAGATCCAGATAACCCATCTGACATACAATATGCATTTGACCCAAATGGTGTTTCAGCAGGTGGTTATGGATATTACGATGTTCCAAATGCTAATGATACTAATCAAAATCAAATTATATTTGATAATTATGAAATGGCTCATTTTAGATTACTAACAGATACTAACTTCTTACCTTATGGTAGATCATACATAGAACCAGCACGTAAACTGTTTAAACAGTACACACTAATGGAAGATGCAATGCTCATACACCGTATAGTAAGAGCACCTGAAAAACGAGTATTTTATATGAATGTAGGAAACATTCCACCTGCAGAAGTAGAAAACTTTATGCAAAAAACAGTTTCAAAAATGAAACGTACCCCCTATATTGACCAACAAACTGGTGAATACAATTTAAAATACAACATGCAAAACATGTTAGAAGATTTTTATATTCCAGTTAGGGGTAATGACACAGCTACTAAAATAGATACTACACCGGGATTACAATATGATGGTATAGCAGATGTAGAATATTTAAGAGATAAACTATTCGCAGCTCTTAAAGTGCCTAAAGCATTTATGGGTTATGATGCTGATACAGAAGGTAAAGCTACACTAGCAGCACAAGATATTAGATTTGCTCGTACAATAGAAAGAATACAAAGAATACTTGTATCAGAATTACAAAAGATAGCATTAGTACATTTATATACACAAGGTTATAAAGATGAGAATTTAACAAATTTTGAATTATCATTAACAACACCATCAATTATATATGATCAAGAAAGAGTAGCATTAATGACTGAAAAAATGACATTAGCCCAATCTATGGTAGATAGTAAATTAATTCCATCAGATTGGATATATGAAAACATATTCCATTTCAGTGAAGATCAATCAGATGAATATAGAGATTTAGTACAACAAGACACTAAACGTGCATTTAGATTAGCACAAATAGAGGCAGAAGGTAATGATCCATTAGAAACAGGTAAATCATATGGTACACCACATGATTTAGCTTCACTATATGGAATGGGCAGAACACAATCAGACCCAGGTAATATTCCTGACGGATACAATGAAAAAAAGCCATTAGGCAGAAAAAAAGAATCTAATACTGATCGAGGTAAACAAGAAAATGCTTTTGGTAAAGACCCACTAGGTAAAGAAGGTATGAAAAAAGATTATAACGATAATGGTAGATTAACCTCTAATAGGACTAGTGCCCCACTAGCAATGGAAACTAAAAACATGTTAAAAAAAGCACCTAGACCTCCTAAAACGGGAAAACAACTTGTTTTTGAACAGGAAAAAAAGGGAAATGGGCTATTAGATGAATCACAATTACACGAATAAACTATTTTTATATATTTATAAATAAACCAAACTGCAAGGAATGAACATTAAACATTCAAAGTACAAAAATTCTGGTATTCTTTTTGAATTATTAGTAAGACAAATTACTGCCGATACTTTAGACGGCATTGACTCACCAGCAAGAAAAATACTAAAAGAATATTTTGTTAAAACTGAATTAGGGAGAGAATACAAGTTATACGAACAGTTATCTAAACATACTAGTGTTACAGAGGCAAAAGCTAATTTAATACTAAATTCACTATTAGAATCTTCTTTAAATTTAAATAGAAGTGCTTTAAAAAGACAAAAATATAACTTAATTAGTGAAATTAAAAAACACTATGATTTAACTAAGTTTTTTAAACATAAACTTCCAAATTATAAAACACAAGCAGCTCTTTATATGCTAACTGAAATTAAAGCAAATAAAGAATTTTCTAACCCTGAATTAGAAATAAATAATAAGATTACTATTCTAGAACATTTATCTGAAAAATCAATAGTAAAAGAAACCAAAGAAACTGTTATAGATGAGTTTCAAACATATGATAAAGATTTAAGAACATTAACATACAGAGTATTACTTGAAAAGTTTAATAGTAAATATGATACATTATTAGAGGAACAAAAGGACATTCTTAAAGAACTTATCACATCAATAGATAACACACCTAGATTAAAAGAATTTTACAACACTAAAGTAAACGAAATCAAAGAAACATTAACTGAACTAGGTAATATAGTTACAGATAAAGTTACAAAGATTAAAGTTGAAGAAGTAGTTAAAATGTTACCAACATTAGATAAAACATCTAAAATTAAGGATGATGATTTAACTAACCTGTTACAATATTATGATTTAATACAAGAATTAAAAAATGTACAGGTTCAAGCTTAAAGAAATAGAAGTAGGTGATACGGCAATTAGAGGAGGTAAAAAATCTACTGTTTCTGCTATTGATGATGTTACAGGCAGAATTGAATGGGACATAGTAGATGCAGCTGACTTTTCATCAGTATACAAAGCACTATTAAAAGCAAAAGATTTTTTAAGTACATTAGAAAAAGAAGGTAAAGCTAAAGACGATGTAGTAATAGATGGATTTGCAGAAGACATAGCTAAATTATTCAATGCATTCAGAACACACGTTAGAAAGGCATATCCAAAAGAATATGAGCGTGTATCAAGATTAAAAGAAACTGTAGTTAAAGAAAATGAATCACCATCTTTAAAAGCTAAAATTGCGGCAGATGATTTTATGTACCAATACCGTAAAGCACTTAGAATTGTTGATAGTAACTTTGGTAGTGAAGCTGCCGAAGAATTTAAAAATATTGTAAAATTAAAAATATCACAGTTAAAAGAAGAAGAAGTTGAAGAAGGTGAAGGTATAGGATATTTAACACCAAACGCATTTGGTAAAAAGAAAAAAAACGTTTACACTAGCCAATACGGATACAAATTAGTACCTAAAAAAATTAAAGGATCAGGTATGATAGTTAAACAACTATTCGAAAAAACTGATCGTAATGAATTCCAAACAAAAAGAATTGCTGCATTTGATGAAGTAGAAGAAAGATTTAACAACATATCTAAACTCATATCTAATGCTAAGAATGAAACAGCAAAATACTACAATGAAAATCCAGGTTCATATGCAATAGTATATTCAACCGATTACATATTTGAACTATTAGAAGAAATTGAAGCAAAATTATTAAATAACCCAGAATGAAAACATTAACCGAACAATACAGATTAATAAAAGAAGATAAAGGACACAAAGGTGTTTTTCTTAAGGAAGCAAAGGCTAAATATCCTAATTTATTAAAAAATAATTCTACGTTTAAAGAAGCTACAACTATCCTTAAACAAAAGAATATTATATCAGAAAATTTTGTAGGTACTCCAATGGTAGGTAACCCACTAGAAAGAAATAAGGAATCTTACGAAACTGCATTTGAAAACTTTTTAGCTGAAGCTGAAGCAAAAGCCGAAGAGAAAAAAGTAACTAAAGAAGTAGAAGAAGATTTATCTAAAAACTACAACTACAGTAAAGAAGCAGGTAAAAGTAATCCTGATACTATGATATATGGTCAAATTCAAATGGGTGTATATTATGAAGCAAAACAAGAAAAAAACGCTGATAAAACTTTAGAAGAAATTAAAGATATTGTTTATAAAAATTTAGATAAAGATTCAATATATTATACTAAAAACGGACAATTTGGAGTAGACGTAGGATACACAGATGACAACGTTGCTTTAGGTGAACCTGTAGAAGCAAAAGGTGAATACAAATCATCAGGATACGGTAAACTAAAAGAAAATATTGAAATGGGTATTGGTGGGGTTTATTTATTATTTAAAAATAATAAGTTAGAAAATATAATGTTTACAGATGATATGAAGCCTGATGAGAAATTAGCAAAGGTTCTTAATTCAGCGGGATATGAAACTTCATTTACATCAGATAGTAGGTTTTCACAACCAAAATCTATAAATAAGTTTAAGGGTAAAAGTAAAGAGCAATTAAAGTTAAAAGAAAATAAAGAACCAGTTAATGAAATAGCAATAGCAGGTGGTTTAGTAACAGGTGGAGGATTTACTTCAGCTAACTATATGGATTTTTATGGTTTACATGAAGAAGATACTAATGAAGCTACTGATCAAGAAGTTAAAAATAAAAAAGCAATAGCTGATTTAGAAGGACAAATCACTGCTGAAAAAGAAAAACAAGCTTCATTAGAAGAATATAAAATGGCAAGCCAGGAAAAAGCAGAAGCTTTACTTAGAGCTGCTGAAGAATATTTTCAAGAAGTAGATACTATAGATGATGTAATTTACTTTATAGAGGCAAACCTAGAAACTCAAGAGTCTGATATATGAAACAAGTACTTATAGAAACACAGCTATTTAAACCATCCAAAGGTTTACTATCAGAAGGTAAAATGTCTGAAAGAGGTAATCCTTTAGTAACGGGTATACTGGCAACTTGTGAAGTTGAAAATGGTAATGGTAGATACTACTCTGAAGACCTATGGAAGAGAGAAATAGATAAGTACATGGAATTAGTTAACCAAAA